TCAGCAAAAAGTATTTTTAGATGTTTCAGGTAATGACTTGATTTATCAAATAAAAGCTTTTACTAATGATATTCCAAAAGCTATTTATAATCTTATTCCAAGTGAAATTGATTATAATAAAATACATAAAATCAATAAGTTTATTGTAACGGATAAAGATAAAAAAGCTTTTGAAGAAAAACATATTATCTATAAACTGGATGATACGGATTACAATATTAAACTAAAAGATATAATTCCTACTTATGACTTAGCTAATGGAATAGTACAAAACTCCTTCATTCAATCTCCAAGTAGAGTAAAAGCAGTTGCAAAAATACTTAACAACATTTACGAAAACGTAAATAGTAAAGGGGTTAATTTGCAGATGTCGGCTAAATATGTTGGGTTAAATCAAAACGATGGTAATAGAGCGCAAATACAAGATGGCGACCGCTCAAGTATTGAAAGAGCAATCTCTAATAAAAACCTATTACTTACTAATGCTGGTATTGATTTTAAGCATTTAGTTTCTGATATGAAACGCCTTTATCTCGATGAGCAATATGCAAGTGATTTTAATAAAGTGCTTTTAGCTTTCGGGATGAACAAAAACGTTTTAAATCCATTTGATAAAGACAGTACTTTCGAAAACCAAACTCAAGGAGTTGTTAGTTACATTCAAAACACAATCCAGCAAACCGCAGACAATACAATGAACTCACTTAGTCAAACGTGGGGATTGTTTGAAAAAGGCGAAAAGTTAAAAGCGAGTTACGACCATTTGCCAGTTATGCAAACGGTAATTAATGAAAAGATTAAGACGTTAACCGAGTTCCAAAATATGGTTAAAATAGCTAAGGAAAACGGAACGATGAATGATGCGGATGCAATAGCTAAAACTAAAGAATTAATGCTTAAACTTAATTTGTAATGGGAACGAAGTTAACACAAAAAGAAATAGAAGAGCAATTAAAAAAAGAAGCTATTACAAAAGCTAAAAAAGAATTGCAAAAAAGGGAGTTGAATAAAGATAAAGAAGTATTAAAATGATAAAGTCTTACTATTTTCCAGATAAAAACTTCTCAACAAAAGAGGAGTTATTCAAAGATTTAAAAGAAAATCTTGATTTTATCGTTGATGCTAAAAAATCAGAAATTCAAAAATCTTGTGATAAAGGAGTTTCTGTTACTTGTAAATCATTAGATTTATTAAAGTTTTCAGAACAATTAAAAGGAATTAAGATTGATGACAACTTCTACTACATAGCAGTTAACTCAACTAGAGTTTTAGATAGTCACGACGATTTGCATTTAGATGGTATTTGGAATAAAAGCATAAAAGAGCAACAAGGAAAAAACTATTTAGTTTGCGACCATGAATTAGAAATAAACAATGTAATAGTTAGAAAAGAACATATTGAAATGTTTGTTGCTAAAGTTCCTTTTATGCTATTAGGCAAACCATACGAGGGGGATACACAAGTTTTGATTTATAAATTCCCTAAAAACCAAGTTAAAAACCAAGTTGTTAAAGAATGGTTAGACAGTGGGGATGAAATTGAGGGAAGTGTTAGGATGCAATATGTTACTTTCGTTTTATGTATGGATAGTAACAATCCTGAGGATGCAACAGAAAAAGCAAATTATGACCAATATTATCCTATTATAGCTAATAAAGAAGACTTTGATTATATATATTACTTTTTTGCCATTAAAGAAGCTAAAAACGTGAGAGAAAGTAGTTTAGTTGTATTCGGAAGTAATAATGCAACAGGACAAGTAAGAACAAAAGAAGTAGCCGATACAATCACTACTGAAGTTATAGAGCCGTTGGAAGACACTCAAAAAACTGAGCAAGAAGCTCAAAAGGAACAATTAAAACAATTATTAAACAAATTTAAGTAATGGAAGAAATCATTAAACAATTGGGAGACAAAATCGACCAAATGAAAACAGAAAGCGTTTCTAAAGCTGAACTTATCGAAATAATGTCGAAAGTACAAGACTTAGAAACTAAAGGTAATGATGTAGCTAGTTTAAAAGCAAACATCGAAGAAGTAGCTTTGAAAGTATTAGAGCTAGAAACTAAAGGAGTTCCTAACAACGTTCCTGAAAGTTTAGGTACCCTTTTAAAAGAGAAGTCAGACGAACTAAAAGCAATGAAAGAGAAATCAGGCGCAAGCGTTCAGATTACTTTAAAAGCTGCTGGAACAATGGCTTTATCAACAAACGTTACGGGACAAGTACCACAAGCCGAAAGAGAAGCTGGTATCACTAGAATTGTAAGACGTAACCCATTTATTTTAGAATTGGTAAACGTTGGAACAATTATGTCAAACGTTTGGGAATGGGTAGAACAGAAAAACGCTGATGGTGGTGCTGCAATGACCGCTGAGGGTGCAGCTAAATCTCAAGCTGATTTTGATTTAGTAGTTGCAAGTGCTAACGTTAAAAAAGTAACTGCTTACATTAAAGTTACTAAAGAAATGTTGGACGATGTTGAGTTGATGCGTTCAGAAATTGACCAAGAATTGACTGAATTAATCAACCTTAAAATTGATGACCAATTATTGAATGGTAATGGTTTAACGGTTAATTTAACAGGTATTACTACCAACGCTACTGCGTGGGCTGCTGGTGCTTTTGCGTTAGCTATTCCAACACCTACGAAATGGGATGTATTGAGAACTGCAATTAATCAAGTTCGTGTTAACTTATTCGAACCTACATACATTGTAATGCACCCAACAGATGTTACAAGTATGGAATTATCTAAAGACTCAACTGGACAGTATATTATGCCTCCTTTTGCTGCGGTTGATGGTTCTATCGTAAGCGGAATTAGAGTTGTTGCAAACACAGGCGTAACTATTGATAAATTCTTAGTTGGAGATTTCTCAAAAGCTGGTGTTCGTTTCAAAGAGGGATTAACTATTAACGTGGGCTACGAAAATGACGACTTTACTAAAAACTTAGTTACAATTTTAGCTGAGGCAAGATTAGTACAAAGAGTAAAATCTAATCATTACGGAGCGTTTGTTTACGGTGATTTCTCTGATGCTATTACTGCATTGACACAATCGTAATATGGGACATTTACACGATACAACAGTAGAAGTTACCTACAATGGTAAAACTACAAGAGTAGCGAAAGAAGATGCTCATTTGTACGTAGATAAAAAAGCAAAAAAAGAAAGTAAACCAAAAGAAAAAGAATAATGCCAAACATAATTGACAAAACCTATTTTCAAAACGCTAATGAGTTAAATATTCCTTTAGCTAAGGAGTTTATTGTTGCTAATCCAGCATTAGAAACTCCTAACAGTTCGGACTATTTAACAAGTCTATGCGAAAAAATAGAAAAGTCAATTTTGGTTAATGCTTTAGGTTTACAGACTTATAACACACTTCAATTAGCATTAGCGGATATTGAAAATCCGCTATATGCTTCTTATAAAAAGTTAGTTCAAGGCGATGAATACGATAATAAAATTTGGATAGGATTAGACAACGAATATAGTTTAATTGCTTGGAGGATTTTTGAACAGTTTTTATTTACTACTAACGAACAATTATCAGGAATAGGCGCAGTAAATGTTAACCCACAAGGAGCAAGTTTAGTAACACCAGCTTATAAAATAGCAAGTGCAAACGCTAACTTCTTACAAGGTTATCAAAATGGATTTTTACATTTTCCTATGATTTACAACGATGGTGAGTTTATTGATTGGTATGGATGTAGTACTGATGTGAATGTAAGTTTATATCAATATTTAAACGACAAAGCAACGGATTTCCCTAATGTAGATTTGCAGAATTTCAAAATCTATGAAAGTCAAAACAGTTTCGGGATATGATAATTTTTGAAGACCAATTAGCTAGAATTATTGAAGTGTTACCACCGTTAACAAGCGGTGCGTTATCGCAGAAGATTAATTTTAATTGGGGAACGGAGGAAGTATTAGCTAAATATTTAACATTAGCTGGTAAATTATCTTTTCCGCTTATTTGGTTAACTGAGGGCGAAGATACAAACGATTTAAGAGAGCCAAGTGTTAAGCGTAACTCTAGATTAATTATTTTGTATGAAAGTCAAGCGCCATCAGAATTTAATCCTTATCAACACGAAAACGATTATAAAGTTATTTTACAACCTATTTTAGATAATTTATTATTAGCATTAAATCAAAGCGGAATAAGTAGATACGACGATACTACATTTAGAACACGTAGAGTAAAAAACTACTCAATGCGTGAAGAAAATAAAAGTTTAGTATTTATTTGTAATGCCATTGTTTTAGATGCTGAAATAACATTTAGCGGGATTAGTTCTTGCTTACAAACAATACAATTTAACAATTAATAAAAAAAGATATGATTTTATTCAATCAAAAAGACTGTCTTACTACACGTAAGAATTTAGGTTTACCTGACTGTATCATTCAAGAGGGTAGATTAACTGGTAAAATCTTAGTTCCAAAAGGATGGAGTTTAAATTTAACTTCGGGAACTTTCGATTTAGCTTATGTAAATGAGCAAAT